ATACACATTTAGGAAGTGGAAGCAGTAGGATAGCAGCGTATAAAGGCGGGTTCAATTTTGTGGGTTTTGAAATAGACCAAGAATATTATGAGAAACAAGAAAAGCGTTTTAATGACTTTAAATCACAATTACGGTTGTTTTAGCGGTGTCGGTTCTGGCATTGCTGGTAACGGTTCTCGGCTTGAAGCAGTGGCAAACTTCGGAAACGTAAGCTTTCCATTACCACTGAATTTCTTGCGAACCATAAACGTGATTGAACCACATATTTTGCCATTGCTTCAAACCGATGTTAGCGGATGTAGTGGTTTATTAAAACTAAAAATTATGGAAAAAGCGAAAGATTTAGAATTATTAAAAAACTTTTTATTAGAGCATTTTGATTTTAATGATTTAAAAAAATGCGGTCTTTTTGATAAAGATATAAAAAGAAAAGATTACCAAAAACAAGCTGATAGAATTTGTATGTTTTTTGGATTTGAAACTATTTATGAATATGGGTTTAATGAGGTAAAAGCTCATATAACATACGCTGATGGATTTATACCAGAAAACGACCCTTTTGTAATAAGAATAAAACCTTGGCACGAAAGCTAAATTTTCTAATTAAACGCAAACGTAACTATATCCGCTAACTACTTGCTAACCGCTATAAATGTATTACAATTATGAAACTATACACAAAAGTAAAAGTTATTCGGATTTCAGAAACGCAATTAAATACGCTTCAAAAAATGAAGTCTTTAAATGTTGATGTAGGCAAATTCATTCGCCAAGCAATCCAAGATAAAATAAAAAGAGAGTACCAACAATTAATATTAAAACCTAAAAACTCAGAATGTTGCCCTAATTCCATATGGTCATTCGGAGAAGGTGTAGCAGTACATGCTAATTTATAAGGCGTATTTTTAAATGTTTCAATAATTAAAGTAGATAATTTACCATCTTTACCTTTTAATATTGAGCTTTCGTCTAATACAACTCCAGAATAAATCGAGCAATCTGTATTTTTTAATTGGTCATAGTTTGTAATATCAAAACAATCTAAATCAATACCAAATTTTAAAGCCTCGTTTTTAGTTTGTTCTACAATTGCTAAAGGTGCTAATATTAAAACTTTTTGATTTGTTTTAATCGATACTTGTTTTGCCCATTCTAATTGGCAAAATGTTTTACCTAAACCGCAATCAAAGAAAAATGCAAATTTACCTTTAAATAATGCCGTTTTAACTCCAAACTTTTGAAAGTCTTTTAACATTGGATTTAGATTAGAATCACTAAGTTCAAAACCACTTTCTGTAAAAGTTTTACGCTTTGTTTCTAAGAATTTTTGATAATCATTCATATATTTTTTTTTAAAGTAAAACCCCTTTCGGGTGCGGTAGAAGACGCTATCCCAAAAGAGGTTTATTAATATTTTTAGTTAATGGCTTCTACTCCATTTTTACAAAGGTACAATTATTTTTTATATTTCAATACTTTATTTACAATTCCTTCCATCGATTTTGGATTTTCATTATAAGCTTCTAAAATTTTAGTGACGTTTTGCATTTCCCAAATAGGTATATTCGAAATTGTTTTTATAAAATTGTCATAAGTTTCATAAACAATTATAGCAGCTTCACTTTCTTTCTCAAACATTTTATCATAATACTTCCATTCGATAAGTTTTAGTTGAGTTAAAAACTTGTTTACAAAGTTCAGTAAAGTAGTTTTAAAGTAGTTTTTAGACTTCATTTCTGAAATATAGTAACTTAGTACCTGTGCACTAATTACGATATGGTTAATTCGGTTATTTTCGGGTATCATTTATTATTTTTCTATATAAATTATTAACTATTTCTTTGTTAGTTCCACGTTGTCTATAAAATTCTAATACTTTTTTTATACGTGTAATTGGTTTAAATCTGTTTGGTTTCATAAGTTTAAAAAATAACCGCCCTTTCGAGCGGTTGGTTAATTTTAGAAAGGTAAATCGTCTACTTTCTCTTCTAATTTAGTTTCAGTTGGTACAAATGTTTCAGTTGAAGCATTTACATTTGTTTCAGAATTTCCTTTAATTTTCCATCCTTTAATTGAATTAAAATATTTATCAACTCCTTCAACATTTGTCCATTTTCTACCTCCAATATTAATAGAAATTTCTACATTTTCCCCTACTTTGTAAGGGTCTAATAAGTCCGATTTTTCCCCTCCAAACTCAACTAAAATACTTTGCGGATATTTTTCGTCTGTTACAATTACGCACTCACTTTTAGCGTATTTTTCATTACCAACATTTAAGTTAATTACTTCAATTTTTCCTGCTAATTCCATTGTTTATTCAATTTTAATTTATTAATAAATTCGTTTTTAATTTCAATTGCTTCTAAAATTCTATTTTTAATTAATTCAATCATAACATCGTCACGTTCTATTATTATTTCGTGCCAATATTCTTGACCCTCGTGAACTAAATAATTAAAGAAATGCGCTTTATTTCGATTTGTAGATAACATTTGCATTTGCATCTGTGCAATATATTTTTTGTCTATTTCATTTGTGGCTACTAAATTAAAAAAAGTATTTGATTTTGGGCATTTAATTTCTAAAATAGCATCTAAATCAATTAAACCATCTGGACTAGCTCCAGAGTTTTCGCAATATTCAAAAAACCCACAATTATAAACTTTTTTAAATTCAAGCTCTTTTAATTCTTTAAACTTTGCAAAAGCTAAGGGTTCTAATTCAATGCCCCTTTGCATATCGTAAGAGATAAATGTTTCGTCAATTTCTCCATATAACTCATCTATTGCTTTTTCAATAGCATAACTTTTACCCGTTTCTCCAAGCGCCTTAATTCCTAAAAGTTTGTAGATTTCACTAGCTGTAAATTTGCCTTTTCTTTGTTGGTGCCATTCAGTTGTTCTTTGTTCTATATTATTTTCCATAAGCTAAATATTTTTCTTTTATTTCATTTTTTATAGTATAACTTTTTTCTATCTGTTCAATAGTAGCATTTGCTTTTTTAGCGTTTTCAAAATTAACCTCAGTAAATTCAGGTTTTAATTTTGTAATTGGCTGTATAGGTTTTATTCTAACTCCATCTGTAATAGATCCCATCATTTTCACATTTCTATCTACAAATAATTCAATTCGCATTCCCTTCCAATTTTCAATAATATGACAATCTTTTCCAACTAAACCATCTTTTTTTGCAAATCCAGCCAATATTTTATTATTAGTCGAGTTTAATTTCAAAGGTTTAATTGGTTCGATAAAATAGCAAAATATACCATCCATTTTAGTTCCTGATACATCTATACCAGTTTCAAATTTAACGTCTTTAATAGTAAAAATTAAAGGTATTTTATCGGTTTCCATTGCATCTAAATCAGCACTAGCTAAATGTGTTGATTTTCTGTACTTTCTCCAATCTGTTTTTTTTTCTTCCATAATATTAGTGTTTTATTTTTTGTAAAAGTAATTATAAATTTATGTTATTTTGTTAATAATATGTTAAATTTAAAACGGACAATCCGATTTTTTAGGTATCAACTCTAATTTACCTCTCAAAAAAGTAAGAGAATAAAATTTACTTGCAATAACATATCCTATTGTACTTCCTTTTAGTATTTGCTTAATCAACTTACCACTTTGTAAATTATAACACAAACCACATTTTGTAAATACGTAATTTGTAGCGAAATTTAATTGATAGTTTGCAATATAATTTACAGTGATAGTCATAGTTAAGCGTGTATTAATGTTGCTGTTAGCGAGTAGTTACAGGCAATACTACCATCCATCTCCGAATAGAGAGTTTTGTTTAACATTAGATTTTAGTATTACACCCATAGCTGTTGCAAATATTGTTTTTCCGACTTCGTAATCAACAAGGTTACAAGCAATTTTATCTTTTCGCTGTTCGCCTTTATAGCTACTCAAATCTATTTCGTGAAATATCTCATTAGGTTTGCTTCCTGTTTCAATAAATCCTTTTGGTTGTGGTCTGCCATTTAATTCATTTGGCAAGTTAAAATTGCACCAATATAAATGCCTACCTCTTTTTTTTGCGGGTATTAATGGCTCATAAAATGGGATTACATTTTCAACTACATATTTTC